TATTCGCCCGTATTTGGTTCTCCGAGTGCCGAGGCGTCGCCGCACCATATTGAACCCCACTCGGGCAATGCTCTCGACAATTATAACCACTTTACTGGGAAGAGTGTGGATTCCCCCATTTTAGACCAGGACATAGTCACACCCGTGCCACTTGAACCCCCGGTTGGTGCCAGTTTGTTTTAAATAAACAACAACACAAAAAATTGAAGCATATTGTTGAAATGCTTTAATATCCAAAACACCCCGGATGCTTTCTCTCCGCGACCTCACAATTAAAACTATTATAAAGAATGACATTGTGTTAAAAGGGCAACCTTATTTACAACGGCTTGTGGTTGACTTTTGCGAAATCAACTCGGAACAGGTGCCTGAATCACCTGAATCATATTGGAAATTGTTTGCTTCTTACACTTCACTTACCGAGAGAAAAGTGGAGTGTAACTATAAGGGTCCTATCAATGACGAACGAATTATTGGAAGTTTCTTGGATGATGATGCCAACCTGACCACAAAGTTTGTAAATGATGAAATGAATAAGTATATTGACTGTCAAAATGATGTCTTACGACCTTCAAAATGGGACACTATTCAACGAAAAACTGAATTTGTGTTCTCTCCAAAATATTTGAGACACATCACCGGCAAATATTCTGAATTAAACGTTGTTATTAATCCAAACTACGTTAAGACAGTCACGCATTTCCAACATAGAACGTCTTATCCAGTGAGCATAACATATAACTTTTCAGGAAATGCCTACGCCAACTATATGTATAAGTATAATCCGATTACACTGGTCATAGAACGGTATATGTCAAAAACTATATGCACCGATTTACATGATTGCTACAAATCACGCCCCATTTTCATGTTTGACGAATCAAACTTGTCATTTATTGATGAATGTGTTGATTGTCAGCGAATGTCGACCGACATCATGACGAGTGTTTTTGAGAGAATAAAGTGGTTTCGCACTACAATTCACGCACAATTTATGAGTGAATTGCATTTCATGTTGCTTGATTGCGACATTGCTCACCGTGTTTGGAACATGATTACGTTATATCCATCAATAAAATATAAATGTTGATACTTAAAGGTGTGTAGCCTGGTGAAGTTCCGAGAGATGAGGCTTGAATGAGGACTGACCAAGGCTACTATCCTCAACAAACTCAACCATGTTTGAAACGACTTCCTCCTCTAAAGTCACAGGAAACTGATTCATAAGTGTGAGTTCGCGATATTTTTTGTCTTCTCCGGGGAGAAACTTGAGAGCAGAGCGGCGACCAGTCTTCTTCTGGGCACGACGAATAAGTTCGTATGCAGCAACGAGAGCCACCGCACCAAGCACACGGCTCTTAGTGAACAAGTAAATCGCAGCGGCAAATACGGCAATCTGGCCGACTGGGTTGTCAATAGCACGAGCGACGCTAATAGGCATGTCCTGTTCGAAAGCAATAAAAGCCAATAACAAAGCAACACCAACATTGCGGGGGGTCATCTTGGGCATAGTCATCTTCTTCATATCCATCTTAATGTATATTATTTGGAGAGAAAAGAGTAAAAATTGATTTAAACGCTTAATGATATCTCTCAACATAAACCCTAAAATGGAAACCTACCTCGGACCTCGTGGATACACTATTTATAAGAAGGACTTGACGCCTGAACAAGTGAAGATGATTAAAACTGAACTTACTGCTAAACCTGCGATTAACACGGCAATGGGTGGTCAAGCCAAGACCTTCCCAGTTTATCGCGAATCACACCAAAAATATTACATTCCTCGTATTTTCGGTGTAAAACATTTCGGAGTGCCTAAATCGGTGAAAATGCACGAAGGTCGCGACATAAATATCGAATTCAAGGGTGGATTGCGTGCTGATCAAGTGCCAATTGTAGATAAATTCGTTGCTCATGCCAAGGAACACGGATGTGGTCTTCTTGAACTTTATTGCGGATTCGGAAAAACTGTGCTGGCCCTTAACATCATCGCAAAACTCAAAAAGAAGACACTTATTATTGTTCACAAAGAATTTCTCCTTAATCAGTGGATCGAGAGAATTGAGCAGTTTCTCCCAGATGCAAAAGTGGGCAAGATTCAAGGACAAACACTTGACGTCCAAGGCAAAGACATCGTCATCGGAATGCTCCAGTCTCTCTCTATGAAAGACTATGATGACAGTGTATTCAGTGATTTCGGTTTCACGGTTGTCGATGAGTGCCACCACATTCTCGCCGAGGTTTTCAGCAATTCCTTGTTTACGATTGTGACTAAATATATGCTCGGTCTCTCAGCCACGATGAACCGTAAAGACGGAATGACAAAGGTGTTTAAAATGTTTTTAGGCGATGTAGTGGTTAAAGTGGAGAGAAAGAATGAGAGTAGTGTACTTGTAAAAGGCATCGAATACCGCAGTCACGACAGTGAATTCGAGGAGACTGAACTGAACTTCAAGGGACAACCTCATTATTCCAAGATGATTGGTAAGTTATGCGGGTACAATGCTCGGCATGAGTTCATTCTCAAGGTTCTCGTCGATGTTCTCTCCAAAGCAAAGGCAAAAGATCAGCGAATTCAGGTGATGATGCTGGCTCATAACAAGAACATTCTTAAATACATGTATGACGCAATCGAACACCGCCAAATCGGCACAGTCGGATATTATGTGGGTGGAATGAAGGAGAAAGACTTGAAGGAGAGTGAGAGCAAGGAGATCGTTATAGCAACATATGCGATGGCAGAGGAAGCATTGGACATTAAGACTCTAACCACGCTCTTCATGATGACACCGAAGACAGATGTGACCCAGGCAGTTGGTCGCATTTTGAGAGTAAAGCATGATCATCCGCTAGTCATTGACATAGTAGACACACACGATACTTTCAAGCGACAGTGGTATAAGCGGCGAACACTCTACAAGAAGGCGGATTATAGAGTGGACTGGACAAACAGCGACTCGTATTTTAATGAAGATGTTGTGACATCAGACATGGATGTTGAGTCTGAAGAAGATGACATTTCGATTGAAACTGAAACAACCGGCAAATTCAGCAAAAATAAAGTGCTTACAGGCGTCTGTTTGATGGATGATTAAAATTGAAATGGTTAAAATCATTTAAACATTTAATCAATAACAAATCAAACAGAAACAGAATGGACGCGAAGAGAATGGACGCAAACAAGACAAAGATGGAGAAAGAAGGACTTAAAAAGTTGGAAGAACTGAAGAAGGCTAACAACGTTACTCAAGAAACAGTTCTCAAAATTGTTAGTGACGGATGTGACGAATTTGAGAAGGAACATGGTCGATCGATGACTTACTCTGAAATGCGTGCTAGATACGGTTAAGCAACCTATTGTTTTATTTATGATTGTTTATTTCTTATTGTTTGACGACATTGCACCAATTCCAAGTTGAGCAAGTTTAATAATCGCATAAAGACCGATGCCACCGACAATCACTCCAACCAACGGGTTTGAGAGAAATCCAGATACATTTAGCGTGTCTCCACTTTTGTTCTCCATTGTTTCAGATGATAATCCACGTTGAACAACGTCAAAACCCACCAAAGAATTTCCCTCGTCGTTTACTGGCTGGCAGTCTATGTATATCTCATCATTTTGCCACGATTTATTTTTCATTTTAATATATAAGATATATATAATAAAATGCTTAAAAAAACCAAGAAGTATTTAAGGCACAACAAAAAAAAGAAGGGAACACACAAGAAAGTATTGTCTACTAAATCAAAAACTTTAAAAGGAAAGGGAAAGCGAAAGATAATAAATCTTAAAAACAAGACACTTAAAAAGCAGAAAGGTGGTGTACCTACAGACGTATCAGCTCTCGATCCTAAAGTTGGAGAGAGTCTTACAGTGTTGAGACAAAAAGATAAAATGTTCAGGGATAATCAAGCCGCACAAAACCGTCTTATAGAAGAACAACATCATTCGGAATTATTAAAAAGTCTTTCGTCTCCTGGTAGTAGTTTATCTGACGAAGAATCATACGAAATACCATTAACTGGAGGACCACTAGACGAAAAATTAGATGTCGAAACATTTTTGAATGAAGAATTTGGTTCTGAAATACCCCAAAATACAATAAATTCATTGGCAGAGCAAATAGTAGAAAACCCAGAAATGAGTGATATTAGCCAGACAGTTAAAGATACTATTCCACCGTCACTAAAGAATAAAACAATGAAACGCTTAAAAGACGGATTTCAAAAATTTAAAAACAAGTTTACCCGAACACGTAGACCTACAGTGTATAAAGGACCTGGAGTACAAAATCCATTGTTTAAAATGCCAAGTGCAGATAAAGAACGCGAACTCAGTGAGATTGAAAAGCCAACCATTGCACAAATTGAAGCCCCGGCATCGTTTCCTAGTAGTACAGAAACATCGTTTCCTAGTAGTACAGAAACATCGTTTCCTAGTGATGTTTCGGGTGATTTAGTCGCTCAACCATCTGGTCCTCTTGAATCTCAACCAAGTGAAGGTCCGCTCGATCCGTTATTTTCGTATGAATTTATAAATAATGAATTGTCAGATGAAACATTTGAAGAACAACCAATAGACCCTGATTCGAGCAGTTCACAAATTCTCGAACCGTTCCCCGAGACACTTGAAGTATTAGACAAAGATGCTCAGGAAAAAGTTGTTGAACGCATAGGTGAGGGATTAGGAATACTTGAACCAACATCTGAAAAAATAGAAGCTGAACTAAAGAAACCTGAAAAGAGTGGAATATTCGCAAAAATATCACAATCAATGAAAAACATAATGCGAAAAATGGGTCTTAGTAAAGATAAGACAACAACAACCGAAATCAAAGAAGACATTAGAGAGAAACTGGAAAGCGATCAATTCACAGAATTAAACAAAGACCTTAAAATGGTCGTAAGCGGGGATGTAATCGATTACCTATATAACTCTATTATAGAAAATGGCAAAACGTCTGTAGAAATAATCGAAGAACTTAGGCAAACATCAAGTGAACTGAGAGAAAATCAAGAATTGTATGATGAATTTAATGACCTTAGAAATGAAATGTTGTCGGATGCTGTAAAAGACATTGAAACAAAAACACAAAGTAAATTAGAAGAACTTGAAACAGAATTAACTAGTTTAATAAGAGAGAATGAAAGTATTAAACTGAAAATGGATGAATTGGCAGAAACAGAAAATCCGGTTATAGTAGAAATAATTTCTACTGGAATATCGGGTGAGGAATTAAAAAATCTTATTAGTGTTTTACTCTCTAAAAAAATGGAAGAATTGAAGATGGCTGTTCCTGATGAAAAAACACGAAATGACATAGAAATTCTTTCACAGAGAGTTAGAAACTTGACGCTTGAAAATTTAATGTTGAAAGAATTGAGAGAAGATGCTATGATGCCACAACCACCGCGATGGACTCCAGTACAACAACCACAAGCACAATTCACACCGCAATCACCACAAATTATGACGCAATCACCACAAATTATGACGCAATCACCACAAATTATGACGCAATCACCACAAATAGCCACAAAACAAGAAATAAAACCAACCAAAGAATCATCCGAGCAAGTAATAAGTATTTCACCCGAACAGTTGCTCGATAACAAAACAATCGTTATTAAAATCATGATGCCACGTGGGGCACAAATCGATACAGCAAGTGACACTGGAAATACTGCAGATGAACAAATTTCATCAGTTATTAATCTCTCTGAAAAAGACAAAGAAGTACAACAAGGGGCTGAGAAATTAATAGAAGCAACAGAAATAATAAATTACCCCCCTCCGCCGGATAGGGTTGGAAGTGGAAAAAAATCAATGGATCCTGCTCGAGTTCATCCTGCGGCATTGTTTTAACCACATAATCAGCT